TGGTGAAACACCAGAGCCTACATTAGCTTTAACTGAAAATAAAAAAGCATTATTATCGTCTTTAGAATATGATGACACAGCATCATTAATACTTAATCCGTTTTCATGTATCCAATTTCCAGTAGCATCTTTCTTTAAATCTCCTACTATATCTTGATAGGCCATATTAGCGGCTTTTTCAGATTTGAAATTTAAAGAGTTAAGCTGAGAACGCACAGCGTTATCTCTACTTAATTCAGTGTTCTTTTGTTCGTATGACTCAAGTTTACTATTCATTTCAGTAAGCTTCATTTGCATAACTTCAGAATGTTTACCTTGTTGTTCAAGACTATTAATTTCTGCTTTTCTTGCATTATCTTTTAGCTCTTCAACTTTAACAATTGCTTCATCCCGTTCTTTATATGCATTATCTAAATTTACTTTAATATTAGATATAGCTTTTGAAACTTCATCATCAACCATTTGTTTTATATCTGGTTGTGTTGTTTCAGTTTTTTTAGTTATTTCTTGAGTGTTTACTATGTTTTCAGTCATTATTTTTCCTTTGGACACGGCCTTAGTTATATTTAAATTTAAAACAAAAGATTAATTCGATAATTTTTCTAGTTGTTTTAACGAAATCAGTTTACCAGTTTTATTAGAAAATTGAGAAAATTTAATATCCCCAGAGTTAAATAAACTAACTCTTTTTTTATTTCCTAATATTGCCAATTTAACATCGTTAGATTGACTTGATAACCATTCAGGATAAGTTGTTTTTCCTGGTACTTGACCATTGATAGAGGCACGGCGGCTATCAGATAATCCAGCAATTTTTCGTTTTTGTAATCTATTATTTTTAGTATTTAATAATTGATCAGTACTTTTTATAACAGGTATAGTTGTTGATCTACAATTAAAATGTTGAGGCGGTTGAGGTGCAAATTTATTATCTAATGAATAAACCTTACCATCTAATCTACCACAAATTAAACTAGTTCTTAAATCTAAAGTAGCTACATATTGGTAACCATTTACAACATCATCATTTAATTTATAAGTTGCATTAGATACAAAATTAGATGTTTCAGTTATAGCAGTTCTAGTTAACGTTTTTAATTGTACAGCAGAAGTAATTAAACCACTTCTACCTAAATCTTGGGCTATATTGATCATAGCTTTATTTTGAGTCATACCAAGTTTGACTATACCTTTTATTTTTCTTTGTTGTAACATACTTATAGAAGTTAATTGTTGACTAAATGTTCCATTGGATTTAATAATCAAGTCATTAACTTTTAAAGTATCTTTAACACCTCTTGCTTTATATATGTTAGATAGTGATTTATCAAATAAATTTTTATAAAATCTAGCGCTCACGCCAGCTAATTTATTTAATTCATCTAAACCATCTTTATATATTTTCTTATAAGTTAAACGAATTTCTCTGTTCAAAGCTCTAGTTAAAGCATTTATATTTACAGTACCAGACATTGCAACAATTCGTTGTAACCTTATTTTGTGTGAAGCTAAAATTTTAGTAATTTCAGTATCCAATCTCTTTTCGTAAAGAGTCAATAATGCACGGTGTTTCAGCATTCTTGAATATACATCATCATTTATACTCATTTATTTCCTTTATTTTTTCTTATTAAGGATATCTAATTCTGCATTAATTCTTTTAGAGTATTCAGCAATTAAGATATCATTTTTATTAACATCTAACGTAGCTAATATCTTTTTGTTATTACAATCACCTAATATAGCTAAATTTTGTTTAACTGCAGGTGATAGATCACTTTCTTTATATTTCTTGTCATCAATAGTTATGATTTTATCTTCAACTTTTCCATTATTACTCATTATTATTTCCTTTTATATGTTTTTTTCTTTTTCTTCTTTTTCTTTTCTTCTTTTTTCTTCTTATACGCCATAATTAAACTCCTTGTGTAGGGTCAATACATGTAAACTTAAAATAAGTTTTATTTGTATTAACTTCTTCTTTTTCCATTCTTTGTATCATTTGATCAGAAAATTTATAACCATATGTTATACAAGAATAATAGTCTTTAAATACTAGTTCAGGTTGAATAGGATCCATACATGTATTGTTTATACCAAAACATAATCCCATTATTAAAACATATTGCATATTATCCCCATAAACTTCCTGTTATAGTACCCTTATTATATTCAGTTGCTCTACTTTCAAAGAAGTTAGCATGCTCAACACCATTAATAACCCAATCAAGCCAGCTTAAAGGATTTTCTTTAACTTTATAATTCGGTTTTAATGATAATTGTAATAATCTTCTATCAGCAATATATCTTATATACTGTTTAACTTCTTCAGCTTTTAAACCTCTTATACCACCACTAGCAAATGCAAGATCTATAAACTTATCTTCTAGGTCTACCATATCTCTAGCAGTTTGATATATTTCAGCTTTAAACTTTTCTGTCCATACTTCAGGGTTTTCTTTTATTAATGTATGAAATAATTTAATCATTGACTCAACATGGTGTGTTTCATCTCTTATAGACCAAGTTACAATTTGACACATACCTTTCATTCTACCAAACCTTTGAAAGTTTAGTAGCATAACAAATGATGCAAATAATTGTAAGCCTTCACCAAAAGCACTAAAGCAAGCAATATCTCTTATAAGACCTTCTGTACCAGTACCTTTAGATTTAAATAAATAAGCATGTTTATCAGCCATTTCTTTATATTCTTGAAATGCCTTATAATCAGTCAATGCCGTTTCACCAATAGTATCATTTAATAATGAATAACTATGAGCATGATTGGCTTCAGAGTTAGCAAATGAACTTAACATCATTCTAACTTCAGGAGATTTAAATTTAGGAATATATCTATCCAAGTAAGCTTGTGCAATGTCAACATCACCTTGAGTAAAGAATTTAAGTATACTACTAATAAGATTCTTTTCTTCTTCGGTTAATCTTTCATTCCAATCCCTTACATCTTCATGCAATGGTACTTCACTTGGCAACCAGTGCATTTTTTGCATGGTATCATAAGCTTCAAACGCCCATTCATATTCAAATGGTTTATAATGTGTTCGTGCCTTAAATAGACTCATATTCTTTTATTCCTTTATTAACCTTCACAAGCTAAACAATCAGCTTCAGGTATTATTGTTCTTTCAACTTTTAACGATACAAGTTCAGCTCTTTTAATAGCTTCACTTCTACAATAGTATAATGTCTTTAATTTTTTCTTCCAGGCTAACATGTGAATATCGTGTAATTCTTTAATATTAACATCAGCTGGTACAAAAACATTTAATGATTGGCCTTGGCAAATAAACTCTTGTCTATCGGCTGCATGCTCAATTATCCATTGTTGATTTATTTCGATCGAAGTTTTAAATATATCTTTTTCGTAATCTGACAGATCTTTGATATGCAATACCGAACCCCTGTTAGCAAGGATTGAAGTCCACGTTTTATCATTGTTTATTCCTTTTGTTTCTAATAATTTTTCTAAATGTTTGTTTTTAACTAAGAATGAACCACTCATAGTCTTTTGTACATAGGCATTAGCTCTATAAGGCTCAATTGAAGGTGATGTAGTACCACAAATAATTGAACTTGAAGCATTGGGTGCAATTGCTAATAAATGAGCATTACGCATTCCAGTACCTTCCATATCAGGAGCTTCACCACGTTTAACTGCTAATCTTTTAGACTCAGCTATAGCTTCAGATTTAATATATTTAAATATACTTAAATTTTTAGCTTTAGCCAAAGCAGATTCAAATGGTATACCACACTTTTGTAAATAAGCATGAAACCCCATAGCACCTAAACCAATAGATCTTTCTTGTGTAGCAGAAAACTTTGCTCTAAATACATGCTCTGGAGCATTTTCAATAAAGTTAGTTAATACATTATCTAAGAACCTAACAATGTCTGAAATAAATAATTTATCATTTTTCCATTCATCGTAAGTTTCTAAATTAACTGAAGACAAACAACAGACTGCTGTTCTATCTTCGGCTGTAGGTAAAGTAATTTCTGTACATAAATTTGAATGATGTACTTTTAATCCTAAGGCTTTTTGTGTTTCAGGTAATGCATCATTAATATGATCAATAAAACACATGTAAGGCTCACCAGTAGCTACTCTATTTTCTAATATCTTAAGCCACAAATCTCTTGCTGATACAGTTCTAATTGTTTCCTTAGTATGTGGATCAATTAAGTTCCAAGTATCATCATAAGTAGGTTCAGCTATACATTTTTCTATTAATTGCATAAACTCATTTGACATATTAATACCATGATGTAGATTTAAACATTTTCTATGTATATCTCCACCAGATGGCTTTCTTATATCTAAAAATTCTAGTATTTCAGGGTGAGATACATCCATATAGGCTGCATAACTACCTCTTCTAGTTTTACCTTGACTGAAGGCCATGATTTCACTGTCTACTACATGTAAAAATGGAATAGTTCCAGAAGATTGAGATCCTCCAGATGTTACAGTACCATCAGATCTTACATCACCCCAGTAACCACCAATACCACCACCAATACTTGTTAACCAAGCATTTTCAGTATAGTGTCCAGTTAATCCTTCTCTTGAATCGCCTACATAATTTAAAAAGCAAGATATAGGCATACCTCTTTTTGTACCACCATTACTTAATATTGGTGTAGAGTACATGAACCATAATTTGCTTGAATAATCGTAAATTCTTTGTGCCATTTCATCATTATCTGAATAGGCTTTTGCTGCTCTCATAAATGCTTCTTGTGGACTATCTTCCTCCGGTAATAAGTACCTATCTTTTAAAGTTGTCTTTCCAAAGTCAGTCAAAAGATTATCTCTTTCTTTATCTATCATTTTATTCCTTTTAAGTTGTTTTTAAAATTTTGTTCTTATCTTTCTCTAATTTAGTAGCTGCCAAAGACGTTATAGTGCACAAGTATATAACTAGTGCACCATAAATTGAGTATTTAATTAACTTCATCAGTGTTTTGTTCTAATGAAGAAAGTTCTTGGTTGAATTGCTCTCTTGGACTTATAATCCTATTATCATTTGATATTTCATCCTCACCTTTAATATCATCATAATCTGTAGGAATTGCATCATTATTTTTAGCAACTTCTAAGAAAGTAGTTCTTGGAATCAATCCATTTTGATACCATTCAGTAATTAACCTCATCCAATCA